CCCCAAGGAGTTGCGTCGCGCAGAAGCAAATCAGGTGTCACTCCAAAGCGGCACGATGAGCAACTACATGCGCCGCACTTCGGCATTTGCAATCTTCCTCCGACCTGCTGGTACAGACGCCCAAGGTAACGAATATGCCTGGGAGCCACTGGGCCAAACTTTTTGCATCAGCGGTCGCATTCCGCAAGACCAGTTCAACTACCTGCGACTGATCCATCCAGAACAAGCGCAGTTTGAGTACCGGTTTGTACCGAACCCTGGCGCAGACATTGCAAGACGTTTTGACGACGAAGACCGCTTGCTGCTACTGAATGCCAAGAACGGCGGCCCAATCGGCGAGCAATACCAAACCCCCTACGGCACTTTCACGCTCAATACAGTCGGCGAATACACGACAGCTGGTTCGGTCAAATTCAACCGACAGATGGCTACCGACGCCAGGGTGACTGAAGAGCGCATCAACGCGACAATTCCAAGCTCTGTCGAGATTGAGAACTACATCCCAGACATTGAAGGAGCAGATGTCACGGTCACCGAGGTCGCGTTTTTTGATTGGCTACCTGACGGAGTAAGCGTTGGCCGCGCTGGCGCAACCTTCTACGAATTCTTCGGCAAAGCATCTCAGACAGGCCTGGTCCGCACCTACCGCCGAACAGTAAACCTGGGCGATGGCAGATCAGCAACAATCTTGTTTACCGGCGTTGTTGACCGGACATACCCGATTAACCACCCATTTTTCCCAGGCTTCCGCGCCTGGAGCTTTCAAAGCATCACGGTAGAAAGCAGCAGCGGCGGTTTTAACACCTCGCAAATTTTCAACGTCCAACTGGATGTGTCACCTGACAATCCTCGTGCGCAACCCTACGGACTAACTACATGCGGCGTTCGACTGCAGGTCAGAAACACCAGTCAAAACATTCCACCTAAAGGCCGTCAGTCTGGCTGGGAATACGAAATCCTTGGAGACCAAGAGCAGTACGCACTCGGCGATACAAACTCAGCAGTTGTTTCGGGAGTTTCAGAAGCAGGCAATGCAATCGAAGTTCGCGTACAAGGCGTCATCAAAGCTCGCGGCGGAGACAGCCTCAAGAAATTTCCGGGTCAAACAAAAGCCTGGGAAGACGTTTCTTACACCGTCATCCCAGAGGGAACCGAAGGCACCTGGAGCAAAGGTGAGTATGTGACTATTACCGCAACAGTAAGCAGCGACAACCCCTTCAGAAAACCTGGTACAGACGTTGGCGTTCGCCTCCGCACGCTCGGCATCCAAACAGTAAACATCCCCGAATCTCGTACAGCCGAACGCATCTTTGAGGCCAATAGTCAAGTTGCTGACCTGAGTTTCTACAACTCTCTACTCACCAAAAGCAACGAGAGTAGCCCGGAGCACGAGATTGTTTACGTCAACGAAACCATCGCAAACGAAACACCGCCCCAGTACAGCAACCTTTCTTTGGCAGGTCTATCCCTAAAAGCCAGTCAAAATTTCACCTCAATCGATCAGATCCGCTGCTGGCTTGGTGAAGGTATTGAAGTTCAACGCTTCCTACCATCAGAAGCGGGAACCATCGATTCCAGCAACAAATTTACTGACCTTGTTTACTACCTGCTTACCGACAAAACAGCTGGCGCTGGTGGCGTCGTAAGTTCAAATCTTATTGAAACGGCAGAGCTTGCAAAGACAGCCACCTTCCTGGAACAGAACAAACTTTTCTTCGATGGCGCGATCGACTCACCGATAAACCTGCGGCAATTTATCGCAGACACCGCTCCCTATTTCCTGTGCTCTTTCGTAATTAGCAACGGCAAATTTAGCTTGGTGCCGGCACTGCCTTGTGGTCCTGCTGGTGACATCGTTGACAAACCAATCGAAGTGAACGGTCTGTTCACTTCGGGCAACATCTTGGAAGACTCTTTTGCTGTGGATTACTTACAGACAGAAGAACGAAAAGATTTCCAAGCGATTGTGCGTTACCGCAAAGAAAGGAAAAACCAGCTGTCTGAGGAGGCAACACTGAGTGTCCGCTGGGCTGAAGCGGGCAGTGACACGTATCCGATCGAATCTTTTGATCTGACCCAGTTCTGCACGTCACGCGAACACGCATTCTTGGTGGCCCGCTACTTCATGAGCATTCGCCGCCGCATCACCCACTCAGTCCGGTTCAAAACAACACCATTCGGCATCGCACTTTCTCCCGGCGACTACATCCGAGTTCTTACAGAAGCCAGTCCTTACCAGCCCGCTAACAACGGTGTCGTTGGCGCGGATGGAACAATTACAGCAGCCACAACCTTGGTCGATGGTCGCTACAAAATCCTCTACGTCACCTCTTCAAACGAGGAAGTGCAGACTGGAGAACTGACGGTCACAAACGGCAAAGCGGACAGCCCAGATCTGTTCAACATAATCTTCACAATTGACTCCCCGACAGTCTCCAGTAACACCTATGCAGTGGAGCAGCTAACGTTGGACAGCGAAGGCCTGGTTGAAGTGCTGGCAACTGAGTTCCCAACCAGCAGTACGTTTAACAGCTTGATCGTGCAGGACGTACTCAGTCCATCCAGCTTCATCGTTGAGGGTTGACCATGGACTTTCCCGCTCTTGTGCCGTCTTCTCGCAGCTACACGTCTGGCGATTACGCAGTCCGAACATTTAGATCGCAATCCGGCGCAGAAAGTCGAATTCTGTACGGAGACACAAGGTTCGGTGCCACGCTAGAGCTGCAATACCAAAACGTTACAGATAAAAACGCGCAGACGTTTGTTGGGCACTACGAAAACGTAAAAGGCACCTTCGGTACTTTTGAGCTTCCTCTTCGTTTAATCGAGGGCTGGAGCGGAAACGCTCAGCTGATTGGTACTGGTTATAGGAATCAACGAAACAGCATTGCTACTTACATAGACCAAGACGGCTTTATCGTTACCGCACAGCCATTTGAAACTAGATTTACCTATGAAACTGAAACTGGGCACCCCATTGGCCTGCTTCTAGAAGATGAGGTCACAAATTTTTGGAGAAACAGCACAGATCTAACGGTAGGTAGTTTTCCTCAATTTTGGCCGGCTGCACTAACAAACGAGGTAATCCCTCCGGGAGATGGACCGGCAACAAAGTACAAGTATCTAAGCAGCACACTGTTTTTAAGGCAGTTTTTTGATCCAGTCCGTTTACCTGGGGATACCTATACCGCCAGCATATACATATATGTGCCTAAGCAGCCCAACGTCCCGGGTTGGCTTGTCGCTACAGACTATAACGATACAAACGGAAAAATTAGCAAGATATATGACATTTTTGATCAGTGGGTAAAAGTCAGTATTACAACCGAAGTTCCAAACACTTTTTTTGTTGACTTTAATATGAACATTACTGCCCCTCTATTTCAAGGTTACACTTTTTACGCTTGGGGAGCGCAATTAGAGAATAATTTAACAGCCAGCTCCTACATCCCTACTTCCGGCACTGCCGTGACCAGGCAGGCGGATAAGCTGCAAACAATCGGATCATGGCGTTACGCCGAGCCGCCCGAGATCACCAACGTTCGACCCGGAGTTAGCAACGCTCGTGTGCGGCTAATCAGTGTTGTATAGAATAGCCCCAAGGAGGTCGCCATGGCTAAGTTTTACACCGGTCGTGATGGCAGCTTGCTGCTGGACGGCGTGACCCAGGCCAAGGTGACCTCGTGGTCATTTTCGTCTGACCTGGAAACACTAGAGACCACAACGCTGGGCGAATCCCAGCGCTCGTACACCCCCGGCGTCCAAGGCGCCAGCGGCAGCGCAACACTTCTGTACTACAAAGCAGACGACGGCACCAACGACGCCGGAGTCCTACTCAAAAAACTAATCAACACAAATACAGCCGGCATCACCGACGCCGATACGGTGCTTTTTACCTTGCGTTATGCAAACGGCGACAACTTTAACGACATCAAATTCAACGCCTACATCACTGGGGCAAGCCTTGGCTCAAACGTAGGCGAGGTTGCATCTGCTCAGATCAATTTCCAGGTAACAGGCGTGCTATCTGAGGCGAGCTTGTAATGGCCGTTTATCTCGGAAATGTAGGAAGCATCGAGCTAACTCGAAAATCCCTGCAGGAAGAAAAACTTTCAGTCGTCAACCCAGACGACGTAAACGTCGCCCGCAAAAGATTCAGTTTTGACTTCGAGGAAGGCGCATTTCTTACAGGCGACTTCATTACTATCACCTCAACAAACGAAGTACCGCTTTCTTTTATCGGCATCGACGGCTGGCGCGACGGCAACGTGCATTCCAGCGGCAACTGGTACATCTTTGTTGATGAGATTGGCGGCATCCGCCTCTACAACAACTTCAACGACAGCCTTGAAGGCGACAGGACTGCCGCCATCAGCCTGGTGAATATCACCACAGACATCCCCATTTCTGTCACCGTAAAAGACAGCGCCGGACGAATACTGGGATCTATTGTTGACTACGAATTAAATACGAGTAGAGAAGCAATTGATGTAACTGTTCTCTCCGACACTTACCGCGAGCAATACAGCTCATTGATTACCGGAAGTGGTCAGCTGACGGCCCAGTGGGACTACAAAAATCAAGCCGCAGAAGAGACAGTCAATTACCTTATGCAGCTGGTTTTACGCACAGAAATTGGCGGAATTTTTGGCGCTCGTTTTTACATTAAAAGCGAAGACACCACCCCATCAGCAGGCAAATTTAGTCAGACACAAGTAAACGATTCTTTGTGGTGGGAGTTTGACGCACTAATCACAAACAGTGCCACCAGTTTTACACCTGATCAAATCATCGTTTCCACAATCAGCTTCGTGACGACTGGCGCGATCCGACTCAGAGCGCAAACCACAGTATCCAGCAAGCTTCTGCAAGAGGACGCCGGCTTCATCGTGCTGGAGCAAGGCGGACTCCTAGCTATTGCTGACGAGGATTAGAGCTAGACTGCTGGCATCTATCAGCTGGTTCGCAAGGGGTAGGCCGTGGCAGATCTTCGGATTAGTGAACTAAACAGCCTGGCCTCTGCGGATGTAGCTTCCAACGATTTTCTGCCGATTGCCGATCGGTCTGCAAGCGAGACCAAAAAGGTAACCGTTGTCGATTTCCTTAATAAAGCAGTAACCCAGCTTTCTGACGACGTAATCCCAAGTGCAAAGATTTTATTTGACTCACAAACAATCCCTGGTGGTGCATTTGTAAACGGTGCAGTAGGCAGTGATCAAATTGCCTCCGGTGCAGTTGACTCCACCAAACTTGCAAACAATTCCAGCGCACGGCTTGTAACATCCCTGCCCGCTACTGGCGTCTTTGCTGGTCAGCTCGCAGTTGAAACCGAAACTAACAAAGCCTATGTCTGGGACGGAAGCAGCTGGGTCAGCTTCAAGGCCGCCGGCTCGATCAACCAGCTAGTCGCCACGACTGCTGGCCCCATCCGTATTTCTGTTTCAACGGCTGGCGACACAGCAACTCTTTCCGTAAATCCGCAGGTCACGCCAAGCGGCGGCATCTTTCTTGCTGGACCAGCCGGAAGCGGCGGTGAAGTAAGCGGCCGTCAAATTGTCGGTTCTGACCTACCCACTGCAACCAACACCGCAAAGGGTGCAGTCATTGTCAATGGCGAAGGCCTGCGAGTAGATGGCGAAACGCTGGAGCTTAACAACGATGTCACCGCAACCAACACTTTTTCTGTCGTCACGCATGATGCAAAAGGCCTGGTAAACGGCAGCCGCGCAGTTACCTCTGCTGATCTCCCCAACGCAACAGCGAGTGCAACTGGTGCAGTCCAGCCTGGTACTGGCCTCAGCGTCACCAATGCCGGCGTTCTAAATCACACAAATGCAGTCACCGCAGGCACTGCAACCAAAATTACGTTTGATGCCCAAGGTCATGTAACCAACGGCGGCACACTCACAGAAGA